TCACTCTGCCAGATGGCGCAATGCCATCTGGTATCACTTAAAGGTATTAAAAACAACTTTTTGTCTTTTTACCTTCCCGTTTCGCTCAAGTTAGTATAAAAAAGCTGAACGTGAAACGCCAAAGACCATTAATATCAATGTGTTACAATATATTTGGTCTAAAAAATAGACTGCATAATACTACAAAACACAACATATCTAGTAACTATGAATCAACTACTTAGATAGTATTAGTGACCTGAGACAGAGCATTAGCGCAAGGTGATTTTATGTCTTCTTGCGCTAATTTTTTGTCATAAAAACATGTGGCAGACTTTGTATATCTCTGCTTTGCCACGCCACACCATCATGCATTATGGCTATGCCTAAACAGAATCAATAAGAATAGAACATAAAAAATGACAACTCTACTAGACAATTAACTACAAAAATGATAGCAATTAGTTTATATAATATAAGACTTCCTATCAAAAGTTCATCCATATGAAGACAAGGAATTTATTATGCCAATCATAAAGAACTGCTTATCATCAATTAGTAACATATTACGCAACGAAAAAACATCACATTCTCTAATAAAAACAGAGCAAACAGGAAAACTGTTAAACAGAAAAATAACCACCACTCCCACACCAGCGAAACTATTATCATATCGAAATGCAGATTTAATAAAAGAAAACTACATTACAGAAAAAGTTTTATCTATTTTCAATATAAAACGGGATTTCGTTGCTGTAAGAATCCAAAGTAATCAGTTTACTGATTTAAAAAACAAGACAATTCAGGGTCATAAAGACACTGTCGCAAAAGTCATAGACTGGTATAACCCACAAAAAAACGCATTTGGTATCATGATGGGCACACCAAGACGTTCTGCTGATATAGCAAAGGAAGAATCCAGAAACGCTCTAAATTTCATGATAATGGAAAAGGATACATTTAATGAAAAGATACTTAACAGCAATGCTAATTTACAAAAAAAATACGGCACAACAGAAAATAGTAGTTGGGTATCGGCTTCTGTTGGTTCTCTTCTGGACAAAGGAGCCAAAGTATATCCAGATATATCATGCTCTCTGAGACTGGGAGAACCATTCATTATTACACTTCCAGAAACAGTCAGGCTGGATGTTAATATCCACCCACTCAAAAAATGATCCTGAACGTTTTTATGCAGGCAAATGCGTCCACATCAAGGCTTCAACCTTGTGCTCTCCCCCTGTCACAGGATAAATTTGCCTGTAAAAATCAAACTCTCCCTGCTCATTACCAATACCAATCAGTTGAATGCAGTTGCCATCTACAATAAATTTTTCCGCTGACGTAACCAAAATAAAGGCTTCCGGATGTTCATTAGGAAAGGTGTTAGCAAGAGTACACTGAATATCCATCTCCAACAAAATCTCCTGATTATTAGCGTAAACTCATCGACGAAATCGTTACTATCCCCTGGGCACATATGTACCATTGAATACTACTGTTCTCCAGATTCTGATAATCCATGGCGAACAATAAGAACACTACAGCCGCTTTGCTGATTAGTTAGCCATAACGGTGAACTTTGCTGGATAGTTTGAGAAATATCATTTCGCCGGAGGCTTATACACTGATTACTCAAGCTTACAACTGCAGGTGCATCAAAGCGCTCCGGACTATCAGTATCACGCATAGCTGTAAACAGAATATAATCACTACCAGCCATATCATATTCCGTTTCTTTTAGTCTTAACAAGCCATCCTCTCTTGTAATATTAACTGTAATTAAAGATGTCTCATCATGATGGGCATAGCGCTGTGTATTAAGAATTAAATGCTCTTCCAGAAATTTTACAGGGTTACTACGTATTTCATTCATTATACACCGAAGCTCTGAACGATGCGGCACCAGAAAGTGCCCGGTATTTTGTGAAATAATACTACTTACCTTGATTGTTTTCTCTCCAGCTCATGAAAAATAACTCGCGTATTATATTGTTTTACCAACCACAGGCCCCGAATGCCTGTGGTGTTTTTATATAAATTATCGGAAGTTAATATTGTTTCATTTGAAACATCTTAACTATCTTTTATAATAAAGCTTCCCCTTGCAGGGTCATATTTACACTCTTCTGGTTTAACAATCATTGATGGGGTTATTGGAGCTCGTGTCAGAGGGTGAACTGAACCGTCATTAACCACGCGAGAAAGTGCATCAACATCAAATAAAGTGCATACTGCTGAACTATCTGAATTTTTGACAAATACCCCTTCTTCTGGTGTTTCCAGTATAATTGGGCATCGAGTTGCATCAGAGGGACACTGGAGGCTCTCTGTATTAACAGAAAACTTACATTGATATATTTTATCCTGAGGAGTCACTTGCGATTGTGTTTCACCTGCATCTGATCCTGAAAGAATACTTAACATTCTCTCGCCAAGAGCTTGAGGCCCATTATTGAACCCTAAAAGCAATAATTCAGTAAATAATCCCCCAGTGCCATCGCTGGCCAGAAAGCGCCCATCTGTTGGACTATATTCAATTCTGACAGTTTCACCACCCATTGTAAATTCTCCACGCCCAGTGGCTGCAACTTGAGCACGAAGAACCTCCATTCCAAGATGGAACGAAGATGAATTAATATCTGAGGTTAATGGCATAATAAAGCTCCCTGTTTTAATTTGAACTCCAGACTTAAAGGTCTGAGGTAGCCTGAGTTTAACGGACACTCCTTCCTGAAATAGAATGGCATCAGAAGGAGCTAATAATGAGCAGAAAAACCCAACGTTACTCTAAAGAGTTCAAAGCCGAAGCTGTCAGAACGGTTCTTGAAAATCAACTTTCGATCAGTGAAGGCGCTTCCCGATTATCTCTTCCTGAAGGCACTTTAGGACAATGGGTTACCGCCGCCAGAAAAGGGCTCGGTACTCCTGGTTCCCGCACGGTGGCTGAACTGGAATCTGAAATTCTGCAACTGCGTAAGGCGTTAAATGAAGCTCGCCTTGAGCGAGATATATTAAAAAAAGCAACAGCGTATTTTGCACAGGAGTCGCTGAAAAATACGCGTTAATCGAACAATGGCGACAACAATTTCCCATTGAAGCGATGTGTCAGGTATTTGGTGTATCCAGGAGCGGTTATTACAACTGGGTACAGCATGAACCCTCAGACAGAAAACAAAGTGATGAGCGGCTAAAACTGGAGATTAAGGTGGCACATATCCGCACTCGCGAAACATATGGAACCCGGCGGCTCCAGACGGAGCTGGCAGAGAATGGCATCATCGTTGGTCGTGACCGACTGGCACGTCTTCGTAAGGAGCTAAGGCTACGCTGTAAGCAGAAACGCAAGTTCAGAGCGACTACGAACTCGAACCACAATCTGCCAGTTGCGCCAAATCTGCTGAACCAGACGTTCGCTCCTACAGCACCAAATCAGGTCTGGGTGGCGGACCTGACGTATGTTGCCACACAGGAGGGATGGTTGTACCTCGCTGGCATCAAAGATGTTTATACGTGCGAAATTGTCGGCTACGCCATGGGAGAGCGCATGACAAAAGAGCTGACAGGTAAAGCCCTGTTTATGGCGCTCAGGAGCCAGCGCCCACCTGCCGGGCTAATCCACCACTCTGATCGAGGTTCACAGTACTGCGCATACGATTACCGGGTCATACAGGAGCAGTTTGGTCTGAAAACATCAATGTCGCGTAAAGGTAACTGTTACGACAACGCTCCGATGGAAAGCTTCTGGGGAACGCTGAAAAATGAGAGCCTGAGCCACTATCGTTTTAATAACCGGGATGAAGCCATCTCAGTAATACGGGAATACATTGAGATTTTCTACAATCGTCAGCGTCGTCACTCTCGTCTGGGGAATATCTCCCCGGCAGCCTTCAGGGAAAAATATCATCAGATGGCTGCTTAAAAAAAGAACAAATGGTAGTGTCCGCTATTGCCAGTACACCTCACACTTTAGGACAATGGGTTACCGCCGCCAGAAAAGGGCTCGGTACTCCTGGTTCCCGCACGGTGGCTGAACTGGAATCTGAAATTCTGCAACTGCGTAAGGCGTTAAATGAAGCTCGCCTTGAGCGAGATATATTAAAAAAAGCAACAGCGTATTTTGCACAGGAGTCGCTGAAAAATACGCGTTAATCGAACAATGGCGACAACAATTTCCCATTGAAGCGATGTGTCAGGTATTTGGTGTATCCAGGAGCGGTTATTACAACTGGGTACAGCATGAACCCTCAGACAGAAAACAAAGTGATGAGCGGCTAAAACTGGAGATTAAGGTGGCACATATCCGCACTCGCGAAACATATGGAACCCGGCGGCTCCAGACGGAGCTGGCAGAGAATGGCATCATCGTTGGTCGTGACCGACTGGCACGTCTTCGTAAGGAGCTAAGGCTACGCTGTAAGCAGAAACGCAAGTTCAGAGCGACTACGAACTCGAACCACAATCTGCCAGTTGCGCCAAATCTGCTGAACCAGACGTTCGCTCCTACAGCACCAAATCAGGTCTGGGTGGCGGACCTGACGTATGTTGCCACACAGGAGGGATGGTTGTACCTCGCTGGCATCAAAGATGTTTATACGTGCGAAATTGTCGGCTACGCCATGGGAGAGCGCATGACAAAAGAGCTGACAGGTAAAGCCCTGTTTATGGCGCTCAGGAGCCAGCGCCCACCTGCCGGGCTAATCCACCACTCTGATCGAGGTTCACAGTACTGCGCATACGATTACCGGGTCATACAGGAGCAGTTTGGTCTGAAAACATCAATGTCGCGTAAAGGTAACTGTTACGACAACGCTCCGATGGAAAGCTTCTGGGGAACGCTGAAAAATGAGAGCCTGAGCCACTATCGTTTTAATAACCGGGATGAAGCCATCTCAGTAATACGGGAATACATTGAGATTTTCTACAATCGTCAGCGTCGTCACTCTCGTCTGGGGAATATCTCCCCGGCAGCCTTCAGGGAAAAATATCATCAGATGGCTGCTTAAAAAAAGAACAAATGGTAGTGTCCGCTATTGCCAGTACACCTCATGTTAACTGTTTTTATGTTTACCCTCATCTCACTGGCGAGATGGGACGGACGCAACTGACGGTAGATATATCCAAACATCACCACCATCTCTGACATCGTCAGTGCCCGTGCTTTTTTGTTCCAGGTCCACAATCTGTTACGCACAGCATTATGTATATCATGTCCCCCTTTCAACGCTTCCAGATCCAGCTGAATAAAACGGCGTCCCTGAAACATGCTGCGCATTAAATGGCCCAACTGACTATCACAGATTATTAACCAGGATTCTTTACTATCCAGAATAACCCTGCGATTTTCCGGCATAAAAAATTCTTGAGCCAGAATTACACGGCATCCTTTCAGTAACAAACGCAAACCATATTCCAGATAATAATTACGCGTCGCAAGAATGAGCTTCATCGCCCTACTTCCCTGAACTACAGTAGTGTTCCATGCCTCGGTCGCAATCAGAATTTATGATTCCCCCTCCAGGGAACAAGATGGACACTCCCCTGCTCCTTAAAGGCATCCTTCACTCCATCGTATTAACATGTTTATTACTTCACACTCTAATAACAAACATCCCCCATACATGACAACAAAAACCGGAGCCGGCCTCCGGTTTTTTGTGAACCCGTCGGCTATTTCATCCCGCCAATATTTTCCCACGTCCCGTCAGCACGCAGGATTTGCAGCGGTCTTACCACGCACTGTATCTGCTTTTTATCCGCATCCAGTATCACCACCTGTGTGATTACCCTGTCCTGCTCCGGAATAATGCCATTCTCATCTGACTCCAGAATGTCTGCCGGTCCCAGACGCAGTTGTGCTGTAAGTAACTCCCCGTGTTCACGGTCATCATGCTACCGTACCCGCACAGACGCTGCATAAGTTTTTTTAGTATGTTCATGTCATTCTCCTGTTCTGCCTGTATCACTGCCCACTTCATCCAGCCCCTTAACATCCTGCCACGGCCCGTCACCAAACCTGACCTGCAAATGCTGAAACAGCCCCTGAACCTGTGTGGCATCTTTGGGGTCAAGAAAGGTCAGTCCGGTGATGAGCGCACCATCTGTATCCGGGAACCAGCCATTGCTGTTTGTCTCAATAATGCTCGCCGGCCCCAGACGAAAACGGATTTGTGTCTCCCCCGGGTCGCCCTTCGGTCCCTGAGGTCCGGTTGCCCCCACCGGGCCAGCCGCACCTGTTTCTCCTTTCGGTCCCTGTGGGCCTGCCGGGCCTGCCGCACCGGTATCTCCCTTTGGACCCTGTGGACCTGCATTTCCCGTCAGACCGGTCTCTCCCCGCTCTCCCATGTCACCTTTCGGCCCCTGCGGGCCTGCCGGACCAGCATCACCTGCCGGTCCCCGTTCGCCGGTTGCCCCGACAGGGCCGGTGTCACCGCGCTCTCCCTTATCACCCTTCGGCCCCTGAGGACCCGCGGGCCCCTGTTCCCCCTTTGGCCCGGGAGGTCCCACCACGGTGGGGATTCGGTTTACGGCCTCTTCCGCCGCTATCCTGCTTTGTTCCGCTGACTGTGCGCTTTCTGCTGACTCCCGGGCTTTTTCTGTTGCGGTCGTTGCATCCCTGGCTGCATTACCGGCTGCACTTTCTGCCGTCTTTTTTGACAACTCAGCATCTGTTGCACTTTGTAATGACTCACTGGCTTTTTGAGCGGCCGCAGAGGCCGAGGACGAGGACGCCTCCTCTGACTGCTTTGCAGCGGCTGCACTTTCTGCCGCCTGCCGGGCTGACTCCGATGCATCCCCTGCTGAAGTGTCAGCATTTGCAGCGCTCTCTTCTGCCTGACTGGCTGATATGCCGGCATTCCTCGCGGACGTCTCCGCCTCTCCGGCATTCTTCTTCGCCTCCTCAGCGTGACGCGCCACCTCTTCCACCATCAGTTCAAAACGGCGCAGTGCCTCCGGCCGGACGTCATCCTCCGACATGGCACCGAGAAAATCATTCAGCGTCCCCGGTTGAGAATCTTCATACACGGTGATGGTCCCGGCATGTGACGGCGGGAATCCTTCCACCAACAGAATGACGCTGTACTGACCGTACTCAACGTCCATGCTGTAACGACCGGCTTCATCCGGATTTTCAGAGGCCACCGTGTTCACCACCACCGTGCTGCTGGTCCGTCTGGCTTTCAGTTGAATGGTACAGTTCTCTACCGGTTTTCCTGTGCCGTCTTTCAGTACACCTGAAATCTTTACTGCCATATTCACCCCACAAAAAAGCCCGCCTGTATACGTTTTACCGGGCATGATGTCTTTTCCGGTGTGTCCATGACATACAGTCCATACGCCAACGATATCTTCGTATGGTATGTAGCTGACACCTTCCAGGCCATCGTCACCACTCGGACCAGTGATGAGCACAGACGCTATGGCAACAGCCCCACCACCAATAGCAGCAGCAACGGCTTTTCGTAATGATGGAGGCATTATTCACCTCTCGCAGCCTTGCGCTTATCTTCTTTAATCTTGAAATAAAGGTTTGTCAGATACGTCAGCAGGCCAAACAGCAGACTCCCCAGCACACCTATTGCCACCCACTGGGACGGAGAGACTTTGTCCAGCAGCTGCAGTAACCAGTATCCCGTCCCCACCGCTGACGTGGTGTATGACACACCTGTTGTGATTTTTTCCATCTGGTACATACCCCGTCTCCCGTTATCCGGAAGCTGACAACAATAAAAAGCCACCAGTTAATTCCTGATGGCCCTGATGCATAAACGTCATAATACCTGACTGTTATGATTGACAATAATGATAATGTTTATATAGAAAGGTTCCCGATGTGTGTTACATATCATTTCTCCACGGGGAATATCCCCACGCCAGCGCAGACTCTTTTACCCGTTCTCTTCTGCGCTGGCTCTTTTTTATTATGCTGCTGCATTTACCTCTGGCACCAGGCTTTCTATCTCAACACAATACGTGGTACTTCTTGTAACCAATATCATAACGATTAATCGACATAGAATTTCTCCCGTGTACAGGAACAGAGTTAAAAAGCCGGAACCGGAATCAAATCACAGGATGACCATCTGCCAGTGGCAGGTCATAAAAAAAAGGCCGCGCCATGCGCAGCCAGAACTCACAAGGAAAATGATAGAAGGAAATAACATTAGTGATGTACGCATGGCGCCTCCCGCTAAGTTCTGCAATGATCAAACAGAACTCGCTACGTGCCCTTAAAACTCGATCATTTAGCCCCTCCAAGGAGGATTCACCATGCGGTTGGTTTTTTAATAAACAGTAAACAAAAAAGTCAAGAATTATTCATTCTGTTCTTTCATCATCGGCCACAGCAATACCACAATGCCGCAGACCAGAGCGCCATCAGTCAGTACCAACATTATCCTGCTGGTGAAATCCATCATCACCATCACTAAAAGCAGGATCACAACAGCAAGCAGACACAGTTTATAAAACAATGTTCAGAAAACGCATTCAGCATGCCTAAGGTTCTATTCCTACGAATAGCCAACTTGCAACTTAAAATATTATTTATGCAGCCAATTAAATTCTGGTCCTTACAATATCAACCTGAAGATTCTTATCTTGTGCTGATTGATAAATCACAAACCTTTTACTACCTGCATTGAAAGAAGTAGACAAAACCAGACAATTATCATAACGAGCAAGAACATAATACCAACCATCATTATAATTAATCATTTCATATTCTTTCTTAAACTGCGGTTTGTAATATCCTGTCAGAAATGAAAAAAGCCAGAAATATGCCACAAAAGCAATCATCACAATCTCAAAAAAATGTTTTTTTATAAATGGCTTATCATAGAAGCATGATACCGATAAAAATCGCCCATAAGATCTTATCGAAATTGTAACCGCCAGCGCAATCGCTGCTGACAGTAGCAAAAGAGGTACCTGAATCTTCTGTCTCAATATAGAAAACTCAATAATTGCCGGCACAAACAATAATTCCACAGCAAAATAAAGGCGAAATACATTTAGCTCTTGCATAGAATGTTTTCTTTTCACTGCGAAAAAGAATACAACACCAATACCCCAACCGATAAGAAATATAGCAATGACGATAACTGCAAAAAATAAACTTCTGGCAACATCATCAACACCTGCACCTACAATCCACCATGGGAAGCCGTAGTAAAAAGAAGTACCCCATCCATAGAAATAAGCACTCCCCCATCCAAGGCATCCCATGTAGGCAATAAAAAGTGAAGAACTCCTGAGCAGCGCACCATCCTTCATAACCACCCCAATACAAGATGATAACATTGGCTTACAACTCATAACAAAAGCAATTCAATGCCGTCAAGAGGTTACAGGCTAAAAAAACTCTATTACATTGCAGTCAGCATGTTTACTACACAAATACAATTCAGAGCATAAAAACTACTCGGCGGCAGGTTATTGAGACTCATCAATGACATGTAAAAAACGCCCATTATTGGTGTCAAGTTTCCCCAAAGTTATTCAAAAAGTCAATATTATGCCGTTAATATGTTGCCATCCGTGGCAATCATGGCGCTAACGTGTGATCGCATTCAAAATGTTGTCTGCGATTGACTCTTCCTTGTGGCATTGCACAACCAGAGCGTCATACAGCGGCTTAACAGTGCGTGACCAGGTGGGTTGGGTAAGGTTTGGGATTAGCATCGTCACAGCGCGATATGCGGCGCTTGCTGGCATTCTTGAATAACCGACGCCTTTACATCTTCCGCACTCTTTCTCAGCAACTATCCCCCACTGCTCTGTTTTGGCTATATCAACCGCACGGCCTGTACCGTGGCAATCTCTGCATCTTGCGCCCGGCGTAGCGGCACTACGGCAATAATCCGCATAAGCGAATGTTGCGAGCACTTGCAGTACCTTTGCCTTAGTATTTCCTTCAAGCTTTGCCACGCCACGGTATTTCCCCGATACCTTGTGTGCAAATTGCATCAGATAGTTGATAGCCTTTTGTTTGTCGTTCTGGCTGAGTTCGTGCTTACCACAGAATACAGCCATTCCGAATCCGGCTTGTGATTGCGCCATCCCCATAGCAGCCATCACATCAGTACCGGAAAGAGAGTCAGAAGCCGTGGCCCGTGGTGAGTCGCTCATCATCGGGCTTTTTGGCGAATGAAATTTAGCTACGCTTTCGAGTCTCATGCGCCTTCTCCCTGTACCTGAATCAATGTGAGGTTTCCGCAGAACACTGCGCCAGTATCGATATACATCTGGTTGGCAAATTTGAGTGGTTTCACTGCTGGCGTATGACCAAAGATGAACGTGTCCGCGCCTTTGATTTCTTTCACGATCCCGTCTTGTGAGTTGCTGATTCGTTCGCGGTTCCAGATTACCTGCTGATGATCAACTGGCTTTCCAAACTCGTATTTATCACAAGGATAATCGGCGTGGCAGATGACATATTTTTTTCCTTTACTCACCAGTTCGATGATTAACGGAAGTTCATCTGCTTTATGGGCAAGAGCTTTAGCCAGAATTTCTTTGTCGTAATCGAGATTAAAGAACCAGCCACCGCCATTAAGCAGCCAGTGATTGACGTTTCCACGCTCTGATAAGCCATCAATCATCATTTGCTCATGGTTTCCACGTACAGCTCTGAACCAGGGGAATGTGATTAATTCCAGGCATTCTACGTTCTCTGTACCGCGATCAACCAAATCGCCCACCGAGATAAGCAGGTCTTTTTTGGTGTCGAATCCTATCGTCTCCAGTTTTTTCATCAGGTTCGTGTAGCATCCGTGCAGATCGCCAGCTACCCAAATATTTCGGTATTTGCTGCCATCAATTCTTTCGTAGATATTCATGCAACCTCACTTCTGCTATTTCGCAGGTCTTTGAGTTTCTGTTGGTACTCTGCCTTGATCGCCTTGCACTCTTCGACAGTCCAGCGATAGCGGTTATGGTTTGATTCGATTTCGTCTACTGCTTCCTGCCCGATTCGGTTAACGATGAAACCATGCAGGAGATTAACACTCTGCTGATTGCCCTGGATAAAACATGGGATGACGACTTATTGCCGCTCTGTTCCCAAATATTTCGCCGCGACATTCGCGCATCGTCAGAACTGACACAGGCCGAAGCAGTGAAAGCTCTTGGATTACTGAAACAGAAAGCCACTGAGCAGAAGGTGGCAGCATGACACCGGACATTATCCTGCAGCGTACCGGGATCGACGTGAGAGCTGTCGAACAGGGGGATGATGCATGGCACAAATTACGGCTCGGCGTCATCACCGCTTCAGAAGTTCACAACGTGATAGCAAAGCCCCGCTCAGGAAAGAAGTGGCCTGACATGAAAATGTCCTACTTCCACACCCTGCTGGCTGAGGTTTGCACCGGTGTGGCTCCGGAAGTTAATGCTAAGGCGCTGGCCTGGGGAAAACAGTACGAGAACGACGCCAGAACCCTGTTTGAATTCACTTCCGGCGTGAATGTTACTAAATCCCCGATCATCTATCGCGACGAAAGTATGCGCACCGCCTGCTCTCCCGATGGTTTATGCAGTGACGGCAACGGCCTTGAACTGAAATGCCCGTTTACCTCCCGGGATTTCATGAAGTTCCGGCTCGGTGGTTTCGAGGCCATAAAATCGGCTTACATGGCCCAGGTGCAGTACAGCATGTGGGTGACGCGAAAAGATGCCTGGTACTTTGCCAACTATGACCCGCGTATGAAGCGTGAAGGCCTGCATTATGTCGTGATTGAGCGGAATGAAAAGTACATGGCGAATTTTGACGAGATGGTGCCGGAGTTCATCGAAAAAATGGACGTGGCACTGGCTGAAATTGGTTTTGTATTTGGGGAGCAATGGCGATGAAGCATCCTCACGATAATATCCGGGTAGGCGCGATCACTTTCATCTACTCCGTTACAAAGCGAGGCTGGGTATTTCCCGGCCTTTCTGTTATCAGAAATCCACTGAAAGCACAGCGGCTGGCTGAGGCGATAAATAATAAACGGGGGCTGTATGACTGATTTCACCGGAAGCAATACTCCTGCCGAACATCGCGACAGCTGGCGCACACCACCAGAGATTTTTGCTGCGCTTAATGCAGAGTTCGTTTTTCAACTTGATGCTGCCGCCAGCGAAAAAAACCGACTATGTCGGCTTTTTATCTCACAGGAGCAGAACACATTAACCACTTCATGGCCTGAAGCAATGGGATATGCCTCTGGTTATGTCTGGTTGAATCCACCATACAGCAATATTTCCCCTTTTGTGAAAAAGGCAGCCACTGAAAACAAATTCAGTAGTGTGGGATGTGTAATGTTATTGCCTGCTGACACATCTGTCGGATGGTTTCATGAAGCGATACAAACCGCCAGTGAGGTCAGATTCATCACAGCAGGACGACTGGCATTTATTAACCCACTCACTGAGAAACCCGTCAGTGGAAATAATAAAGGCTCGATGCTCATTATCTGGCACCCATACCCCCGTACACACTGCCACTTTACGACCGTTGATCGTGGAGAGTTGATGGCGTTCGGCTCAAGGATTCTTGCCCGTCGGGAGGCTGCATGACAACCACGGAATGCATTTTTCTGGCAGCGGGCTTCATATTCTGTGTGCTTATGCTTGCCGACATGGGACTTGTTCAATGACACCTCAGCAGGAAAACGCCCTTCGCAGCATTGCCCGTCAGGCTAATTCTGAAATCAAAAAAGCCAGACAGCAGTTTCCGGATAAAAACGTCGATGACATTTGCCGTAGCGTACTGAAGAAGCACCGCGAAACGGTAACGCTGATGGGATTCACACCGACTCACTTAAGTCTGGCAATCGGTATGTTAAACGGCGTCTTTAAGGAACGGTGAACATGAAAAGCAAAATCATCAGGGAGCCACAGGCTCCTTTTTTATTATTCGCATTCACCCTCAAGCGTATTAACCAACAATTCAGGGATTAATGAAAGATGGCGGACATCATTGATTCAGCATCAGAAATTGAAGAATTACAGCGCAATACAGCAATAAAAATGCGTCGTCTGAACTACCAGACTATATCCGCCACTCATTGTTGTGAGTGTGGCGATCCCATAGATGAACGAAGACGCCTGGTCGTTCAGGGTTGTCGGACTTGTGCAAGTTGCCAGGAAGATCTGGAGCTTATCAGTAAACAGAGAGGTTCGAAGTGAGCGAAATTAACTATCAGGCACTACGTGAGATAGCAAAACAGGCAACACAGGGCGAATGGGTCGCGTTTATTTCGACGGGTACAGGTACGTATGCTGTGCATACGCCCGGTGATAAACGATGTGAAGATGTTATCAAATGGACCGGCTTTGATGGACTGAAAAACGCAGAGAACAACGCTCGTTATGTTGCCGCATTCAACCCAAAGGTTGCACTGGAGCTACTGGGTGAAATTAAGCGCCTGGAGGACACAAATATTGATGCTATGTGCCGAATAGCACCGCTTGAGACTAAGCTCGCGGCTCTGGTGGCAGAGAACGCCGGGCTGAAACACGCAATGGCTGTAACTCTTGATCATGTGTCGGTCACGGATGCAGGGCAGGCCGGAGTTGCTGCAATGATTATCAACGATGCCCTACACCACAGCGAAACTCCAGCTACCGATGCTTTTCTGGCTGAAATTCGTGCGGAAGCACGCAACGAGGGGATTAACTATACCGCCAGCCGTCTTGCTGCTGCGTTCAATCACGGATTTATCAATAAGTCTTTGCGTGAAGTTTTCGACGTTACGCGCATGATTCTGTCAGCGAAAGAAGAGTTGGCTAATGAACCGTACCCGATTGATGGCCTGTCCGGTGAATATGCGGAGAAATCCCTTGAAGAATGGGCGGAACAGATTCGCAAAGGAGTTCAGTCATGAGCATCCGAACTGAACATGGATTTGGTCCTTCAACAGTCGAAGTCGACTGGCTTGATGATTGCCCTAAGTGCCAGCACGGCAAAGCCAAGGTAACAGGATGGTCAGTAACCAAAGATTCTTTGTGGGCGGGTGATGAGGTCGTCTGTTCCAAATGCGGTTGTAGTGGTCAACAAAAACTGGCCACCGCTTTAGAGTTTTTCCAGTATCGGTTTTCCGATTCATTTGGTGGCAACCCACCGTTATATTCGTGCGGCCTGAGCGCGTTGTAATACCCAACGATATAGTCCGTTATTTCATGGGCAGCATCGCTGAAGTTCATGTAACCCGTCACCGGTATCCACTCGTTTTTCAGACTCCTGAAGAAGCGCTCCATCGGGCTGTTATCCCAGCAATTTCCTCGTCGACTCAGACTCTGTTTGATCTGGTAACGCCACAGTAACTGCCGGAACTGCCTGCTTGTATAGTGGCTGCCCTGATCGCTGTGGAACATTACCCCGGCTGGTTTACTGCGGATTTCCCAGGCCATTTTCAGCGCTTTGATGGTCAGTCTGCTGTCCGGAGAGAACGACATTGCCCAACCTACCGGTTTCCTTGCCAACAGGTCGAGAACAACGGCAAGGTATGCCCAACGTTTCCCCGTCCAGATGTACGTCACGTCGCCGCACCATACCTGATTTGGCTCTGTCACTGCGAACTGCCGCCCAAGGTGATTCGGGATAGTGACATGTTCACGACCACCTCGTTTATAACGGTGCGCAGGCTGCTGGCAACTGACCAGTCCCAGTTCTTTCATGAGCCTGCCGGCAAGCCAGCGCCCCATTCTGAAGCCTATCAGGGTTGCCATTGTGGCGATGCTTCTTGCCCCGGCAGAACCATGGCTGATGTTATGCAACTCAAGTACCTGACTGCGTAATACAGCCCGTCTGCCGTCTGGTTTTTCAGGACGGTTTTTCCAGTATCTGTAGCTGCTGCGATGAACCCCGAACACATGGCAGAGTGTGACCACAGGATAATGCGCTCTGAGTTTCCCGATTATCGAGAACTGTTCAGGGAGTCTGACATCAAGAGCGCGGTAGCCTTTTTTAATATTTCATTCTCCATTTCAATGCGTTGTAGCTTTTTCCTCAGCTCACGTATTTCGATTTGTTCTGGTGTTATCGGAGAGGCTTTTGGTGTTTTGCCCTGACGCTCATCACGCAGTTGTTTGACCCATCTTGTCATTGTGGAAAGGCCGATATCCATAGCTTTGGCGGCATCTGCCACCGTGTAGTTCTGGTCAACAACCAGTTGAGCGGATTCGCGTTTAAACTCTGCGCTGAAATTTCTTTTTTTCATTGGAGCACCTGTGTTGTTCTGAGGTGAGCATATCACCTCTGTTCAGGTGGCCAAATTCAGTGCGCCACTACAGTTACCTGATGAAGAGCACGAAGGCGAAACATTCAATGAATGTCCACTTAGCTGGGGAATGAGCGTCGAACAGTACGTTTCCGAGTTTCGCAAATGCCTGGCTGAAGTACGGGCACAGGGGGTAGAGATGTACGCAGATAACCTCGACAACGGAGCAGACGACGCAGAACGAGGTGATTTTGATGATGCCGTTAAGTTTCTACGCAGTGAAGCGTCTGGTGTACGTTTGTTCGCCGACCAGCTTCGCAAAGGAGGCAACCAGTGACTGGACATGCAGCAATCCTCGACATGTGCTGTGGCAGTCGCATGTTCTGGTTAGATAAGAATGACGAACGGGCGAGATAAGCGATCGGTTAAGTGCTATAGTATTGCGCTTTTGTATTTATGGAGTGAATATGAAAAATATCCTACTGGCATCATTGTTAGTGGCATCGCCGGGTGCATTTGCAGCCAGCTTTGACTGCCAAAAGGCTTCGACAGCAATCGAACATAAAATCTGCGATAACGAACGTCTGTCAAAATTAGACGAACAGCTTAGCTCTGCCTATTCTAGTGCCCTCAAAGGAAACCCAGAGAACGCAGACACCCTAAAAATGGTTCAACGTCAGTGGGTAAATATGCGTGGAAAACTCACTGATAATAAGGCTCTGGAGCTGGCTTATCTTATCCAAATTAATGGCCTCAAAGGTTTGGGGAGTTCAGTCAGCGTAACAGCGGCCAATGACATACCCACGTCGGCGCAGAAACATTCTGAAGAGCAGGAAGAAACAAGTAAGGCAGAAGCTAAGTCGGTCAAGAACGGCAATGAGCTAACCTTAGAGTCATTCCGAGCTAAATATGTAGAAGTAGATGGTGAGTATTACAGCACGACATCCATTCCTAGAGGCAGTTCGTTCTTGTTCACTTGCGCCAGTCGTATTGCTGATGACCAAGTGAATATTTGGAAGAAACAGGCAGCCAAAGAGGGCAAAATCGACCTATTCTTTGAGGTTGAGAATCACTTACACACGGCCATGTTGAACGCCAATTTTCAGAAGTTGAATTCAGCCCCTGCCAAAAGAGGTATTTGTAATCTGATTAACGCAGTGCCGTAAGTAAATTTAGGGCCACAGTTGTGGCCTTAAATATTTTTTTCAGCCTTTTCTTATTTGTAATAAGCAGTACTTGGTAGTGCTTATAAAACAGAATAAAAAACATATGACTTTGGCGATTACCCAGTAAAGATATTTGAAATAAATGTAAATATCGACAATGAATAACTATCCTCGCACTCGCGGGGATTTCTTTTATCTGAACTCGCTACGGCGAGTTTTGTTTTATGGAGATGATTATGGCCTGTTCAACATTCAACCCTCTAACGTTACAGAAATACCAGCCAGACCCTGAAGATTTATGCTCACTGTGTGGCGGAAATCATGGCAAAGCCGCCATGATCGAATGTAAAGACAAAATCCACATTTGCCTTAATTGCGTTGATGTCCTCGTTGATATCAAAAATGAGAGAGAAGATAAAAAGCGTAGCGAGGCTGTTCGCGCCTTAGATTCATGGATGCGAGATGGGTATAGTGCCGCGCAAATTTATGACTTAGCAATATCAAAAGGCGAAATACCAGGAGTGCGCATCGAATAAGACGTAACCAATATTCGAATTGAAGAACTGAAAGAACACCAAGCCGCCTGATGGCGGTTTTTTCTTGCGTGTAATTGCGGAGACTTTGCGATGTATGAGGTGTACTGGCAATAGCGGACACTACCATTTGTTCTTTTTTTAAGCAGCCATCTGATGATATTTTTCCCTGAAGGCTGCCGGGGAGATATTCCCCAGACGAGAGTGACGACGCTGACGATTGTAGAAAATCTCAATGTATTCCCGTATTACTGAGATGGCTTCATCCCGGTTATTAAAACGATAGTGGCTCAGGCTCTCATTTTTCAGCGTTCCCCAGAAGCTTTCCATCGGAGCGTTGTCGTAACAGTTACCTTTACGCGACATTGATGTTTTCAGACCAAACTGCTCCTGTATGACCCGGTAATCGTATGCGCAGTACTGTGAACCTCGATCAGAGTGGTGGATTAGCCCGGCAGGTGGGCGCTGGCTCCTGAGCGCCATAAACAGGGCTTTACCTGTCAGCTCTTTTGTCATGCGCTCTCCCATGGCGTAGCCGACAATTTCGCACGTATAAACATCTTTGATGCCAGCGAGGTACAACCATCCCTCCTGTGTGGCAACATACGTCAGGTCCGCCACCCAGACCTGATTTGGTGCTGTAGGAGCGAACGTCTGGTTCAGCAGATTTGGCGCAACTGGCAGATTGTGGTTCGAGTTCGTAGTCGCTCTGAACTTGCGTTTCTGCTTACAGCGTAGCCTTAGCTCCTTACGAAGACGTGCCAGTCGGTCACGACCAACGATGATGCCATTCTCTGCCAGCTCCGTCTGGAGCCGCCGGGTTCCATATGTTTCGCGAGTGCGGATATGTGCCACCTTAATCTCCAGTTTTAGCCGCTCATCACTTTGTTTTCTGTCTGAGGGTTCATGCTGTACCCAGTTGTAATAACCGCTCCTGGATACACCAAATACCTGACACATCGCTTCAATGGGAAATTGTTGTCGCCATTGTTCGATTAACGCGTATTTTTCAGCGACTCCTGTGCAAAATACGCTGTTGCTTTTTTTAATATATCTCGCTCAAGGCGAGCTTCATTTAACGCCTTACGCAGTTGCAGAATTTCAGATTCCAGTTCAGCCACCGTGCGGGAACCAGGAGTACCGAGCCCTTTTCTGGCGGCGGTAACCCATTGTCCTAAAGTGCCTTCAGGAAGAGATAATCGGGAAGCGCCTTCACTGATCGAAAGTTGATTTTCAAGAACCGTTCTGACAGCTTCGGCTTTGAACTCTTTAGAGTAACGTTGGGTTTTTCTGCTCATTATTAGCTCCTTCTGATGCCATTCTATTTCAGGAAGGAGTGTCCGTTAAACTCAGGCTACCTCAGTACTTGACACTTCAGGAGTGGAACGCTCGCCAGCGACGCCCAAGAAGCCTTGAAACAGTTCGTCGATGGGTGCGCGAATGCAGGATATTCCCTCCTCCGGTTAAGGATGGAAGAGAGTATCTGTTCCACGAATCAGCGGTAAAGGTTGACTTAAATCGACCAGTAACAGGTAGCCTTTTGAAGAGGATCAGAAATGGGAAGAAGGCGAAGTCATGAGCGCCGGGATTTACCCCCTAACCTTTATATAAGAAACAATGGATATTACTGCTACAGGGACCCAAGGACGGGTAAAGAGTTTGGATTAGGCCGAGACAGGCGAATCGCAATCACTGAAGCTATACAGTCCAACATTGAGTTATTTTCAGGACACAAACACAAGCCTCTGACAGCGAGAATCAACAGTGATAATTCCGTTACGTTACATTCATGGCTTGATCGCTACGAAAAAATCCTGGCCAGCAGAGGAATCAAGCAGAAGACACTCATAAATTACATGAGCAAAATTAAAGCAATAAGGAGGGGTCTGCCTGATGCTCCACTTGAAGACATCACCACAAAAGAAATTGCGGCAATGCTCAATGGATACATAGACGAGGGCAAGGCGGCGTCAGCCAAGTTAATCAGATCAACACTGAGCGATGCATTCCGAGAGGCAATAGCTGAAGGCCATATAACAACAAACCCTGTCGCTGCCACTCGCGCAGCAAAATCAGAGGTAAGGAGATCAAGACTTACGGCTGACGAATACCTGAAAATTTATCAAGCAGCAGAATCATCACCATGTTGGCTCAGACTTGCAATGGAACTGGCTGTTGTTACCGGGCAACGAGTTGGTGATTTATGCGAAATGAAGTGGTCTGATATCGTAGATGGATATCTTTATGTCGAGCAAAGCAAAACAGGCGTAAAAATTGCCATCCCAACAGCATTGCATGTTGATGCTCTCGGAATATCAATGAAGGAAACACTTGATAAATGCAAAGAGATTCTTGGCGGAGAAACCATAATTGCATCTACTCGTCGCGAACCGCTTTCATCCGGCACAGTATCAAGGTATTTTATGCGCGCACGAAAAGCATCAGGTCTTTCCTTCGAAGGGGATCCGCCTACCTTTCACGAGTTGCGCAGTTTGTCTGCAAGACTCTATGAGAAGCAGATAAGCGATAAGTTTGCTCAACATCTTCTCGGGCATAAGTCGGACACCATGGCATCACAGTATCGTGATGACAGAGGCAGGGAGTGGGACAAAATTGAAATCAAATAATGATTTTATTTTGACTGATAGTGACCTGTTCGTTGCAACAAATTGATAAGCAATGCTTTTTTATAATGCCAACTTAGTATAAAAAAGCAGGCTTCAACGGATTCATTTTTCTATTTCATAGCCCGGAGCAACCTGTGAACACATTTTCAGTTTCCCGTCTGGCGCTGGCATTGGCTTTTGGCGTGACGCTGACCGCCTGTAGCTCAACCCCGCCCGATCAACGTCCTTCTGATCAAACCGCGCCTGGTACCTCTTCTCGCCCGATTCTGTCGGCAAAAGAAGCGCAGAATTTCGATGCTCAACACTATTTTGCATCCCTGACACCAGGTGCTGCAGCGTGGAATCCTTCCCCGATTACCCTGCCTGCGCAACCTGACTTTGTTGTCGGCCCGGCGGGCACTCAAGGTGTAACGCATACCACGATTCAGGCGGCGGTAGATGCGGCAATTATCAAGCGTACCAACAAGCGCCAGTATATTGCCGTGATGCCTGGTGAGTATCAGGGAACGGTATATGTCCCTGCCGCTCCGGGTGGAATTACTCTGTACGGTACAGGTGAAAAACCGATTGATGTGAAGATTGGGCTTTCCCTTGATGGTGGCATGAGCCCTGCCGACTGGCGTCACGACGTCAACCCGCGCGGCAAATATATGCCAGGTAAGCCAGCGTGGTATATGTACGATAGCTGCCAGAGCAGACGCAGCGACAGTATCGGTGTTCTCTGCTCTGCGGTCTTCTGGTCACAAAACAATGGCCTGCAACTGCAAAATCTGACCATCGAAAACACGCTGGGCGATAGCGTAGATGCAGGTAACCATCCGGCGGTGGCACTGCGTACTGATGGTGACCAGGTACAGATTAACAACGTTAACATTCTCGGTCGTCAGAACACCTTCTTTGTCACCAACAGCGGTGTGCAGAACCGTCTGGAAACGAATCGTCAGCCGCGTACGCTGGTGACCAACAGCTACATTGAAGGGGATGTGGATATCGTTTCTGGTCGCGGCGCAGTGGTGTTCGATAACACCGAATTCCGCGTGGTGAACTCACGTACTCAGCAAGAAGCGTATGTGTTTGCACCGGCTACGCTGTCCAACATTTACTACGGTTTCCTCGCCGTAAACAGCCGTTTCAATGCTTTCGGTGATGGCGTGGCGCAACTGGGCCGCTCGCTGGATGTTGATGCCAATACCAACGGTCAGGTGGTGATCCGTGATAGCGCCATCAACGAAGGTTTTAACACGGCTAAACCGTGGGCCGATGCGGTGATCTCTAATCGTCCGTTTGCGGGTAATACCGGCAGCGTAGATGATCACGACGAAATACAGCGCAATCTGAATGACACTAACTACAACCGCATGTGGGAATACAATAACCGCGGCGTGGGTAGTAAAGTGGTTGCAGAGGCGAAGAAGTAA